CTGATATGATCGATATTTGATTTCGTTTGTGTAGCTTTTTAGCTCAAGTATCTTAGTATTGAGCACAGTAATGCAACTTGTAAACCCGTCCCCATGAGGGACTTTTTTAATTAAAAAAGGAGTGAATCCATGGAAAAAATTAAAGTAGGAAAAGACGAACAACTGTATGAAATTGAATGCATCCAGCCGGAATCAACCAATGTGTTGCGGATTGAGTTTGCAGGCCCCATACCAGTGACATGGGGAGACATCACCACATACACCATTGGCGGCCAGCTGGGCGGAGTAATCACAGGATATGAAACGGTGTGGAAGCAGGAGGAGAATACAGTGTGGCTGTCCAATGACGGAAGCGTATATATCCCTCCAATCCCTCCAGAGCCGGTGGAACCGCCAGAACCATACGTTCCAACCCTGGCAGAGGTACAGGCCGCCAAAAAAGCCGAGATGTCTGCAGCATGTGAACAGATTATCTACCATGGCATCAATGTCACGTTATCTGACGGGGCCGTGGAGCATTACAGTCTGACGGAGCACGACCAGCTCAATTTGTTTGGTAAACAAATCCAGGTCGCAGCCGGCCAGGAACAGATCGAGTATCACGCCGATGGGCAACCCTGCCGGTATTACACGGCGGCAGACATGCAGACGATCATCCAGGCGGCCATGTGGCACGTATCATATCACACCACCTATTGCAATGCACTTAACATGTGGATTGCTGGCTGCCAGACCGCTGAGGAGGTCCAGGAAATCTTTTATGGTGCGGATGTGCCGGAAGAGCACCAGAGCGAGGTGCTTAAGACATATCTGACACAGATAGCCGGGCAGATGGGAGTGAGCACGGATGGAGCGCAGACGGAACAATAAGTATGACATATTGTGGGCCGTTGGAGGACTGCTGTACATAACCTTAGAGCTGCTGTGGCGCGGGTATAGCCATTGGACAATGTTTATCCTGGGCGGCCTGTGTTTTACCGGTCTGGGCCTGATTAACGAGGTACTCCCCTGGTCTATGCCGCTATGGCAGCAGGTGATTATTGGGGACTGCATTGTGATAGTGTTGGAGTTTGCGACCGGCTGTGTGGTCAACCTGTGGCTGGGATGGAACGTGTGGGATTACAGCGGCCTGCCGGGAAATATCCTTGGTCAGGTATGTCCGCAATACTGCCTGCTTTGGATGCCGGTAAGCCTGGCCGGAATCGTACTGGATGACTGGTTACGGTATTGGTGGTGGGGCGAGGAGCGGCCGTATTATAAATTATTTTAAGAGGATAAGAGATGGAGCTGTTTGAATACGTTAAAAGTTCATGGCCGGGATGGGTGTGTAGTGCATTTGTCCCGGTCATAGCATATCTGTATAGTCAAGTTATGGCCAGCAGGAATGGAGTGCGTGCTCTGCTCCGGGCAGAAATCATCAGAGTATATAATAAGTATCATGATGATTTGCATTACTGCCCGATATATGTAAAACAGTCGATTGAGGATGTGTATAAGCAGTACCACGCCCTCCATGGCAATGGTGTTGGAACGAAATTATACGAAGAAATAATGGCTCTTCCAACGGGGCCGGAAGGAGAGGAATAATGCATGAAAGATAAGCTTGCAAAACTGATTGATGTTAAATCCATTATGACATTAGCTTTAACAGGTGGATTTATTGCCCTTACTTGCGCCGGTGAGATTACCGGGGAACAGTTTTTGACTATTTTTACAATGATTGTAGGGTTTTACTTTGGCACGCAGTCAGAAAAAAGTAAACAGAAATAGAAGGAGGTGGTCCGCTATCTCCCGGCCGTTAGGGTAATAACGGCAGAACTTATCAACTGTAAAAAGAAAGAGAGGTACATTTTATGGCAAAATTAACAGGAAAACATGCAGCACATATTCCGGGGAATGGAGGATATCTGGCAGAGGGACCGGACCTACAGGAAAAGAAGCCCACACCATATTTA